ACCTGCGCCACTGGAAGGCGGTGTGGCACCGGACGAGGTATCGTAGGCAGACGGCCTACAAAACCTTCAAAACCGGGGTCGCAAAGCTCTTGACTCTTGCGGTTTCCGTGCTAGGCGCTACACTGATCGCGTATGGTGTGTATCAGGTATACGCCCCGGCCGGTTACGTGACCGGCGGAATCATGTGTTGGCTGCTCCTGTGGAGCCACGAGCAGGACGAGAGGAGGCGTGAGTGAGCGTACTGGGCAATATGTTCAACCGCTCGCCCGTACCCCAGGCTCCGCGCACCCAGTCCCGCGAGGGCGTGTTCAACATCTTCTCCGGTCGTGGCGTGTCTACCGCCGACAAGATGAAGCGCGGGATGGAACAGTACGCCGAGGTGTCCACCGCCTACGGCATCGTGTCCCGCCTGGCCGAAACTACGGCCATGGTCGACTGGCACTTCTATCGCAAGCAGACCGACGGTCGCCGGGTGTACCGCGAGGTGGAAACCCGCACCGAGGTCACCCGGCACGCCGCGCTCACCCTGCTCAGGAACCCGAACCCGCTGATGGACTGGCAGGAGTTCTGCGAGACCTCGATCCAGCACTACGACACCTGTGGTGAGTTCTGGTGGGTTGCGGCTTTCGGGTCGATCCGGGCGGCCGGGCCTATCGAACTGTGGCCGATGCGCCCCGACCGGGTGCGGATTGTCACCGACCCCTACGACGCTCTGACTGGCTACATCTACGTCAGCCCCGATGGTGAGCAGGTTCCGCTCCTCAAGAATCAGGTCATCCATCAGCGGCGACCGAACCCCCTGGACATCTACCGCGGCCTCGGCCCGCTCCAGGCGCTCAGCCTCAAGCTTGACTCGAACCGGCTTGCGGCTGAGTACAACCGGAACTTCTTCCTCAACTCCGCCGAGCCCGGCGGGATCATCGAGGTCGAGGACCGTCTGGACGATGACGAGTTCCGCGAGCTGGCCATGCGCTGGCGGGAGCAGCATCAGGGCGTGGCCAACGCCCACCGGGTAGCCATCCTGGAACAGGGCAAGTGGGTCGAGCGCAAGTTCTCGATGAAAGACATGGCGTTCCCCGAGCTCGCTGAGCTGTCCCGCGAGGACATCCGCGAGGCGTTCGGCTACCCCAAGGGGATGACCGGCTCCACCGAGGACGTCAACAAAGCGGTTGCGGACGCAAACGAACGGATGTTCGGGCGCTACCTCCTGCGGCCCCGCCTGGAGAAGATCAAGTCCGCGGTTGACAACCAGCTCCTCCCGATGTTCGGTGACACCACCAAGGGTCTGGAATACGACTTCGAGGATCCGGTTCCCGAGGACCGCGAGGCCGACTCCACTGACCGCATCACCAAGGCCCAGGCTCTGAAGATGTTCGTGGAAGCCGGAGCCGACTGGAAGGACGCTCTCGAGATCGTCGGTCTGCCCGAGATGAAGCAGGACGAGATGAAGCTCAAGATGGCTCAGGAAGCCCACGAGCTGGCCATGAATCCGCCCGAGCCCGCCGTAAGGCCGGGTCAGGACGGCGGGGACCCCAAGCCCAACCAAGAGCCCAAGAAGCCGAGCCCGGCGAGGGAGGCGAACGAGAAGTGACCCCAGAAGAGCGAGCAGCTCTCCTTGAGCGGATGCGACGCCCTGTGGCCCGCCTCCAGAACTCCCGGACCGACTGGTACCGGATTCAGGCCAAGGCCAACCAGACGCCCGAGATTTTCATCTATGACGAGATCGGGTACTTCGGGGACAGCGCGAAGGGATTCGCGAACGCCCTGAAGGAGCTGGACAGCGACACGCTGACCGTCCATATCAACAGCCCTGGTGGTGACATCTTCGACGGCCTGGCCATCTACCAGGCGCTGAAGGATCACAAGGCCCGGGTGACCGTCAAGGTCGACGGCCTGGCCGCATCGATCGCCTCGGTCATTTGTATGGCCGCCGACGAGCTCATCATGGCACCCAAGGCGACCATGATGATCCACGACGGCTGGGCGATGTCCGTAGGCAACGCGAGCGAGATGCGCAAAATGGCCGACCTGCTCGACAAGCAGTCCGAGATCATCGCGTCGGTGTACGCCGACCGGTCCGGGCAGCCCACAGATTTCTGGCGCAATCGGATGCGCGACGAGACCTGGTACAACGCCGAAGAGGCGCTGGCCGCAGGGCTTGTCGATCAGATCGAGGGCCAGGAGAAGCCGAAGGTGGAAGAGGCTTTCGACCTCTCCGTCTTTGCTCACGCCGGTCGGGAGAAGGCTCCCGAGCCGGTTGTCAAGGCCGAGGTCGAGCCCGACCTCGGAAAGGTAGACCCGATCGTCGAGCCTGCCGTAATATCGAAGGAGCCGGATCCCTTCAAGTGGGACTTCGCGGCCTTCAAGAGCTCCCTGAAGGAGGGAATTCGTGGCTAAGATCGTCATCCCCACCGAGCAGAGTGAGCTCGAAGAGCTGCTTGCCGATGGAACCAAGGTCCAGGCACTGATGGCCGAGGGACAGTTCAGCGACGTCGTCAAGGCGTACGCCAAGAACGTCCAGGCCAGCGACGCCGACCTGAGCCGCCAGGTCAAGGAAGAGACCCAGCGGATCCTCGCCGACTACCTGCGTGAGAACGAAGACGTCAAGGGCCTCGAAGCCCTGAAGCGTGGCGGCGTCGAGGCTGTCACCACGAACGCCAGCTCCCACTTTGCCCCCAAGGCGATGGGTGCCAAGTTCAAGGCCGAGGAGTACGGCGACACGCTCGCCCAGTTCCTGCTCGACATCAGCCCCAAGGCGTACATGACCGCTGAGCTGGCGGCCAAGCGCGAGAACCTGAAGAACGCTGCGGCCTCCTCGGGTGAGCCTGCCTCTGGCGGCTTCCTCGTTCCGGAAGCTTTCCGGGCCGAGCTGCTCTCCCTGTCCCTCGAAGCTTCCGTCGTGCGCCCGCGTGCCCGGATCGTTCCGATGGAAACCTCCCGGGTGATCTACCCGTACATCGACGAGACGAGCCACGCCTCCAACGTGTTCGGCGGCGTGCAGGGCTACTGGACCCCGGAGTCCGGCCAGATGACCGACGTTGCGGCCTCCTTCGGGCGACTGGCGCTGGAAGCCTGGAAGCTGACGGCGTTCGCGAACGTCCCCAACGAGCTGATCGCCGACTCCGCGGTCTCCTTCGAGGCGTTCATCCGTTCCACGTTCCCGCAGGCTCTGGCCTACTTCGCGGACGTGGCCTTCCTGTCCGGCTCTGGTGCAGGCCAGCCCCTGGGCATCCTGACCGACGGCAACGGCGCTCGCGTGTCTGTCGCCAAGGAGACGAACCAGCCTGCGGACACCATCGTCTGGGAGAACATCGTCAAGATGTATTCGCGGATGCTGCCCCAGTCCCTGGCTTCGGCCGTCTGGGTCGTGTCCCCGGACGTCTTCCCCGAGCTCGCCACGATGGCGCTCTCGGTCGGTACCGGCGGCGGGCCCGTCTGGCTGTCGAACGGCGTGGGTGGTCCTCCGGCCACGATCCTCGGCCGTCCGGTGATCATCTCGGAGAAGGTCGAGAACCTCGGCGACAAGGGCGACATCAACTTCATCGACTTCAACTACTACCTGGTGGGCGACCGCCAGGCGATGACCGTCGCGTCCTCGGAGCACTTCCGCTTCCAGAACGGCGAGACGAGCTTCAAGTTCGTCGAGCGTCTCGACGGTCGTCCGTGGCTCCAGAGCGCGCTCACCCCGCGCAATGGTGGCCCGACTCTGAGCCCGTTCGTCACTCTGGACGCGCGCGCCTGATGATCCACCCGGGGGAGGGCAATTAACCCCCCTCCCCCGGCTAACCCCGCTGGCATTGAAACCCCGGCGGAGAACAGGAGAAACAAGTGGCCTCTATAGGAGAGGGCCTCGGGCGCGTTTTCAACGTCGTCTACAGCGCCTCTGGCCTCGACATCCCGCTCACGCGGGCTACCGCTGTCTCGTTCGTCAACTTCCTGGACGCGGGCACCCAGACCATGGTGTTCACCCAGACCGACTCTCGGGGCGTCAACTCCGAGATCGACCTGAACATCTTCAGCCAGGACCCTGCCAACCTGGGATCGCGCGTTCACGCCGGTCCGGCGGTCGGTGGCACCTGGGTGCAGAAGGACGACGGTTCTGACCCGAACGCCTACGACAACACCACGGACGCGACCAACGACACCGTGATCGTGACCGTCCGCGCCGAGCAGCTTGCCGACGGCTATGACCAGGTGCAGTGCACGTCCGGTACCGGTACGTGTGTCGCGATCATCCACGATCTCGTCGTCCAGCGGAAGCCCGCGAACCTGCGGTCCTCGCTGGTCGCCTGATAGGGGGCTGAGTCATGACTGCCATAATCCAGGGCGACCAGATTCGCTCGATCGCTCTCGGCGTCCGCGTCGAGAAGGGCCCTGTCACCAACCCTCAGACCGCCTCCACGGCGCTGTTCACCGTGGCCGGTGGCAAGGTGGCCATCACGTCCCTCACGGGCATCGTGACGACCGTCCAGGGCGCTACGGCCAACTCGTTCAACATCACCTACACCCCGTCCGGCGGCTCCGCGGCCGACCTGGCTGCGGCCACCGTCTGCACTTCGGACGCGGCCGGGACCTACTACACCATCACTGGTGTGGCAGTTGACCTGCTGTCGGCTCAGAAGGTCGGCGGGACCGAGGTTCCTCAGGTCACGTTCGCCCCGACTCCGGCGTTCGTCACCGGCCCGCTCGTGGTCGGTGCGGGAGCGCTCAACCTGAAGGCTTCCGGTAACAACACCGGAGCCACCAGCTGGGTGCTGACCTACGTCGCGCTCGACAACGGTGCGTCTGTCGTCGCTGCCTGATCCATCCAATAGAGAGGCCGTCGCTACCCCAGGCGGCGGCCTTTCGCCGTGGAAGGAGATGGGGATGTGGCCGGAGCCGTCGTTGTAGCTACCACCAAACTGCCCGCCCTGGTGTTCAAATACGAAGTGACCTGGGTTTCCGACGCCTCGGGCAATGTCGGCGGCTCGACCTTCCCA